GCCAAACATCAAATTCCTACGTCTCCTCACTCTCATGAGTGTGAGGAGTTCAGAACTAAACAAGAAGAGTTTTAGCTACTTCCATAATTTCGGGGGAATACTCGATAGCAGTTGAAAGAGCATGTTCAAGAACACGCGCGGCTTTCGCCATTCCACCTGCATTCTTATCAATAACATCCCACCCGGTGTTCGGGGTCGCCCATGCGTCAGTGAGTTTGCGAGTCACATCTGAAAAGACGCGAGCTACTTTCTTACTTTGCTCACTTCCATACGCCTTTCGAACGTCGGAAATGTGCCGCTTAGGGAAGGGGCGCTTTGAGGGACGGGTTCCACCATACAAGACGCACAAGGCAATCTGCATGGGTGTGTAATTACGAACCTTAATCAGTTCCAGTATGTCGGAAGTGTCACTAATAGGAACCAGTGACTCATCTGAAGCGTCAGAGGCCTCCGTGGCAAATGTTCCAGACTCAATGGGATTCAAAGAATACTCAGGTGAGCGAAGAGCACTAGCCATGGAAGCTCCTTGCAAATACTCGTGGTCATAAAACCCAGGAAGGGTCGTAGTCACGAATTGCGACAAAGCATAGCCTTGATAGACTGATTCTATCACGACAGAAAAGGTTGCGGAGGGCTCAAGGCCTTCTCCGGCGACTACGATGCGGCCAACGCCAGAAATCCACGCTTCACGCAGGTTGAAGAGTGTATTAGCGGAGGTCACATTAATAGCGAAGGGGGCATGCATATTCCACATACCAGGGACAACAGTGTCAGTGCCAGTGGACTTACTTGAGGTGTTGACCGTGGGAGTCGCAGGGAAATACAACCCATTAGCGACCATCTCGTTAACTGTACAAGACACAGCGCCAGGAAGGCGCATAATGTCATCATACAGCGTCGGAGGCGATACGCCAGGGACGCCCATGTACTGAGCAACCGCGAATATGCCCTTTGTAGAGGCAAAATCCGTTGCGGTCGCGAGACGCAGAGCACAGCCGAGAGCGCGGTAGCCAGAAAGGTTGGCCGCGAGCTGTGGTTGCCAGACGCTAATGCTGTTTGTAGCCAACTGTGAGTCTTGGACCCCCAAAGAGAGGGTTCCAGAGGACGAAGTGGCTATGGCGGCAGCAACACCGGGGTTGACACTCATGGAAGCGTCCCCGGCACCATTGGCAGTCAAAATGCCGAAATCCTGAAGGGCCGCCTGGTAAGTAGGGGTCAACCTGTCGGATTCATCGCCTAGGTGTGTAATGGTTTCTGCACAAGGGTTCAGAATCATTGCAGCGACTTTGGCGGCATGCTGTTGGCCGCACTGCCACGCATGGGCAGAACGACTTTCAACGCGAGCGAGCGAGGCATTAGCCATGCGCTCAAGCTTCTTGTGCGAGCGACGAGCGCCACGGGAGGACCCGCGAGACTCATCGACTAGCTTGATTTCTTCTTTCTTCATAAAAGGTATGAAAACTTCGGTAATATGTTTTCGGCGCACCCACCCGCGCCGCAACCATTCCGGCTAAAGATGTAATGTGGTGCAGTCACAACGAAGAGGAATTGTGAGTGACTTATTGCACATTGGGATGAGCGTTAAGTTCTGAGGTATCAATGTGGTCGACGAAAGCCAACCATCTATGAAAGGGTCAGGTGTTGAACGCAAATGACCTGAAAGATACAGGTCCTTCAACGCGAGATAGTACAAGTACTTCTCAGGGTGGTGACGCATATTAAAAGCGAACGAGTCCAATAGATCTAGAGGATCCGCTGCAGTATAAATTTTAGTCAGGAGAGAAGCAAATATCTTCTCGGGATGCTCTGGGTAAGCAAGGTGTTCAGAACCTTTAGGCCACTTGTGAGAACAGAACGAAATTTCGACGTTCTCAGTGAAGCGCGTGTAGTCAGCCATGTTGGCCCCTAGAGCTTTATAGGTCTCAACGGCCCCTTCAACAAAGGGTTCAACTGTGTCATCCCCCATGGAAGCCACAGGAGACCAAGAAGGGTCGTCATTGCCAGGTAGTGAAATGCAACCAAATTCCATATCACGAAAGCTGGGCTTATAACGCTCGTCATCGTAAAAGATGACGCTTGAGTCAGGTTCCGGGGAATCTCGGATTGAGATTTTATCTGCATCGATGATACAGTGTGGAAACTCAAAGGTCCAGCCCGAAAAGAGAGCCACAATGACCCAGAGGAGAATCCTCATCCAGGTGTTACCTGATGAGGTAATATATCTACCACTAACTTGAGTTGCGTTTTCGCTGAGTTCAAAGACTCTACCATCCGATAGGACGTAGCGAGGATTTGTCACAATGTACGTCCACTTAACGAAGACGCGTGTGAGAATTAACCTAGAGTGCTCCTTGCGCACAATCAAACAGTCGCCACGCATTCGGGCTTCTGCCAGTTGCCAGAAGAGTTTAACACCCATGTCCCAGCCTTCAGCATCAGCAGAAGCCAATCCTTTAGGGGAACGTCCAGCCGCTCTCCTCATGTGGGAGGCGAGGTCCGCCAAACCCTCATCATGTAACCCCATACCAGGCTTGGCAGGGATGAAATTGTGAAGGTCAATCTCAGTGGAGTTTTGGGGACCGAATAGCAAGCGCTCGACACACTGATGAAGTATGTTTTCGGAGCATATAATCCTAAAACGTCTGTTCAAAACTTTGGCAGACTTATGGGGTTCTTGCTTTACAAATACTGCGGTGAATGATCGAAGGAGTTCTTCGTATATATCACTGCCATCTACAGAATCAACAAATAAGGCATAAAGAAATGCGGGAGCAAGCTGCAATAAAACAGGACGCTCGGACGCTAAATACAATAAATTCGAGGCATACATGCGGCTAAAGGGATAGCCGGGGGAGCTGGTCAAAACAATGTTATGATCCAAAATAAACTCAAGATGCCCGACAATAAGTTTATGGACTGGCACCATGAGCTCGGAAATCACTCCGGTTTCTGCCGCGTCTTTGACGGCGCGGAAGCCTTCGGGCGTGGAACAGAGCTCTGCGAGAGCTTCGACGCCTTTCTTTGGCCTCGTTTTCGGGCGCCATCTTTTACAGACGGCTTTTGCTCTAGTAACGAGACCATCGAGTTTTGAAGGGC